TGTGCTTTTTTGTATTTGATAAAAATCCGACAAAATCCACTTCATCTGTTTCTTTATCAATTCTCAAAAAGTCAAAACCAGTAGTTAATTGCGATGCATCATCATCCCAATAAACAATTGGCATTTTGACCTCGAACAGCTGCGGTTTTTCAACTGTGTGGCCGTTGATTGCTAGATGGAAAAGGATAATTAGTTTACTATTTAATCCACCAAATCCAAATCTTTCATCATTATGCTGGAATTCATTTAACCAAGTAACACCTTCTTCTCCTAAAGCTTCATATAGTTTTGACCATGGAGTTTCAGGATTCTTCTTAAGAAGTTCTACAATTTCCCCCACACACTCAGGCACGACTGGCAGGGCTTGCTGTTGGAGTTTGGATTTTAAATCAATGATTTGCGATTCTAGTTTAGAACTTCTGATTACTTCTTTTTCATAGCTATCATTGAGATTACTATATTTATCAAATAGCTCCTGATATTCTTCGTCTGCTTGTGCTATCAATGATTTAACATGAACGGCCGCATAATATTTAGTATTACCAACAGGATGCTCAATATTTTTTATTGGTAGTATTTCCAGTCTTTGTTTAAATGTCTTATCCATTTTTCACCTCTTCCCAGGTAGCTTCTAGCCAGTCGAGTAACATGTTAGTCTGCTTCATGACCAGCGGCTGTGAATTATATTTTGTGCTCAACTCTCCAAGTGAATTTACAACCCAGTTCCAAAAATCATCATTTCCGAACCCTAATTTTATCGCCTGTGAGTTGCACTCTAAAATCCAATTTTTAACATCGTTGAAAAATTTTTCATAGTCCATCTGATTTGTCCTTATAAAGGATAGTGAATGAAGTTATCTTTACTACCCCAGATTCTGAAATTGCTAAATTCTGTTGTACAGAAACAATATCAAACCGCTTTTTTATTTTTTCAAGAATAAAATTAATTCTGTGATTTATTGTTCCAATTTTTTCATTTACAAATTCAACATATTTTACTTTCACTAGTCACCTCATTTTTTCTGTAACATTTAACTTCTATCTTTTTTTCTTTTTTCAGGAAACATATACTTGAGGTGCAAACGGGGTGGATGAATTAATTCCACCCCTTTGTACACTTGTTTATGTTTACATAGAGGGCTTTTTGTACCCTTTCTTTGCACCCAAAAATGTCTAAAAAATCACAGGCTTTTTGTACCATTTTACCTACTAACTTTTAGGGGATTTTGTATCTTTGTACCCCTACAAATTATCTGGTTCATCTTGGACTTTTTGTACCCTAGACACTAAACCATCTTTGTCTTTTATGTAATCATTAGGTAATTGTTTTAACCAATTTTTCACAGTTTCGGCTGTTGGCTGTCCTTCAATTCCTTTTGCTAATTCTCCAATCGGAATGCCTTCTCTGTCACCAATTAGGAAATCAAATGCAAGATTGATTTTATCTTTACGTGCTTCTAAACGTTCTTTTTTCTTACCCTCAGAAGCATTTTTCTCACTTCCTTTTTTGGCACCACGTTTAAATGCTGGCTCACTCCCAACTGGTTCAAGGTCTTTCAGAACTCCAGAATCATCGGAATAATGTAGCGGATAATTGAACCACAGATTGACTGGTTCAAACTTTGGAAACTCTCGAAGTGTGCCTTCAAGTCGCCAAGCAGTCATCAACTTCACAACTCGTTGAACTTGTTCCAATTCAAATCCCGCAATTTCTCTAGCACGTTCATCCCCAAATGCCAAAGCCAAATGTTTTCGCATTTCAGGCGCTGACAGAAAATCATCCTGACCAATTTCATTAAGATATTCAGGCTTTTCATCTCTGATTTTAGATGCATAGAAGTTGGCAACTGCCCTGGCATCTTGTTGTTTTCTCAAACTATCAGTCACTTCAAGTTCGATTAAGTCAAGAATTGCGTCAGGGTCTCGGGCAAATACTCCAGAACCAGAACTTCGGTCCATAGAAGATTTACCGCCCTGTGCTCCTTTTGAGTGGTGGTGACAGTAAATAACAGAAGTTCCAAGTTCGGCAGCTACCTTATCAAAGTTATTTGTAAACTTGGCCATTTGTTCCGCATCATTTTCAGAACCTGTCAGTACTTTGTAAATTGGGTCAATAATCACAGCATCAAATTTTTCTTTTTGAGCACGTCTGATCAGTTTCGGTGTCAATTTATCCATTGGAATAGAATGACCACGCATGTTCCAAATACTAATATTCTTTAAATGATTTGGTGGGACATTCATCCCTTGGTAAATATCTTTGAATCGTTTGTAAGCTGAGGGGCGGTCAAGCTCCATATTGATATAAAGCACTTTTCCACGTTCACAATTAAACCCAAACCAAGGAATCCCCTCTGCAATCGCAATACACATTTCCATCAAAGCAAATGATTTTCCGGCTTTTGATGGTCCAGCGATAAGCATTTTATGACCTCTGCGCAAAACTCCATCAATCAAGACCGGGGCAAGTGCTGGGTCTTCTTTAAACATTTCTTCCAGACTTTCAAATTCTGGCAAGTCATCGTTTAAATCTTCAATCCAAGTTTCCCATTCTTCCCAGCTTGTTTTACCAATGTGAGTATCAATGAGAAATTGTTTATGTTCTCCTCGAACAATCCCAGGCATCCTTGAAAGTCTTGACGGATTTTTGTTTTGACCGTCAACTTGCAGTCCATTCTTATTACAAATTTTATAGAGGTATTCAACCCGCTTTTGATATTCAGAATAGTTCTGAGCATCTACTTTTACAATCGCATGAATAGACTTGCTCCCAGAATAAACTAATGTTGCAATTGGTAATTCCAACTCTCGCATAATCGCATTCTGCTTTTCGATACTTAAATTATCCGATTCAACTAAAGCATATTTAAAGTCAGTGACATTTTCGTTTTTTACCCCTTTACCATCCAAGGGATTAAAACGAATCCATGCTCCAGCTTCGGGGTTAGAATCACCAACAACCCACCCCAAATCTTTTGCATCTTTATATTTATTTAAGTCATTAAGAATTTCTTCTGCTGTTTTTCCGTAAACTCCAGAACCACTGACAGAATATTTTCCATCAT